CGCGTGCCGCTGTAGCGCGCAGCCAGCAGCGCGCCGTGGTGGCGTTTCAGATCGTCGAGGGTCATGCTCATTCCATGTACTTTGGCGTACTCACCCGCCAGCCGCGCCGCCGGGGTGTCGTCACGCGCCCCGCTTGCGGCTCGGTCGATGCGTGGGGCTCTGGTTCCGGCTCGGCGGCGTTGCTCTCCACCCCGGCCTGTTTCTCGAGGCTCTGCCACATCCGCGCGTCGAACCGGTCGGCACCAAGGATCCAGGCCGCGGCCCGGGCATAGATGCGGGTGTCCAGCGCCTCGTTGCGCTCGCGCATCTTCTGCCATTCCTGCCGGGCATAGCCGCGCTTGTTGCGGATGGTGACCAGCTGCTCGGCCACCAGCTGTTTCAGCCATTCGCTGTCGGCCCAGTCCGGCAGGTGGATCGTGCCGGCCGTATTTGCCGAACCACTGGCACGCGCCTCATCGGATGGCCGCTCCAGCCGCAGATAGCGATAGGTCTCGGCCTTGAATGTGGCGGTGGCCACGCTCCAGAGCCGAGCCCCGCGCTTGAGCTTGCGACCGTTTACCGTGGCATCGACGAAGGTCGGCCCCGAGACCGGCGTCGCCCGGTTGAAGCCTTCCAGCCCCTTTACCGGGGCCACCTGTGCCGTGCCCTGCTGGCGCGCCCAGGCATGAACAGCGGCGGACTCAAAGCCCGTATCGATGGCGAGCTTCGCCAGCGTCATGACAGCCCCCTTCTCGTGAGCCCATGTCCGGCCCAGCAGCGTGGTCAGCGCCTCCCAGCAGGCGGGATCGTCCGGGCCGCCCGGAATGACGATGTGATCCACGAGCCAGCTTTCCAGACCCCGGCCCCAGGCCCAGACATCGACCTCGATCCGGTCTTTCTGCACATCGGCCCCGGCGGTGAGGAACAGCCCCTGTTCCGGGATCTGCGCCGGATAGGTCTCGCGCCGGTCCGCGAGGCGCTGCCAGTCCGGGGCCTCGCCGCTCTCGACCCATGTCTCGCCCAGCAGGGTGTTGCGCGCCGCGCGCAGCATCTCGTCCGAGCCCTGCGCGGCCAGCCAGTCGCGCGCGATCTGCGCCCAGCTTTTCCAGCCGATCGGCGAGTAGAGCGCCGAGAGGTGGAACCCGATGGCCGTCGGGTCCGTCGCCGTCGCTGTTGCCCGCCACTCGCCCCGTTCCAGCATTGCCGTCTTGTGATGCTCGGCGATGGGGCGCGCGCAGCCCTCGCAATGGTAGGCTGCGGTCTCCGGCTGGTCCTTTGCCCAGCGCAGCCGCTCGAACTGCAGCCACTGCATCGCCCCGCAATGCGGGCATGGCACGAAATACCGCCGCTGGTCGCTGGCCTCGAACTCGCGCTCGATGCGGCTCAGCCCCCGGATCGTCGGCGTCGAGACCATGAACACCTTGCGCCGGTGCGCGAAGGTGGTGGTGCGGGCTTCGGCCAGCGTGACCGGGTCGCCTTCCTCGTCGGCCGAAGCCGGATAGGCATCGACCTCGTCGAGAAACACGTAACGCGCCGGCATCGAGCGCAGGCCGGTGGCCGAGTTGGCCCCCGTGAGCACCAGGATGCCACCGGGGAATTCCTTCGACAGCATCGAATTGCCGGCATCGCGCGACCGCGCGGGCCTGACGCGTTCCTTCAGCGCGGCGCTGTCCTCGATCAGCGGATCGATCCGGCCGCGCGAGCTGCGCTTGGCCATCTCGACGGTGGGCAGTACCGCCAGCATCGGCCCCGGCGCGTGGTGGATCACGAACCCGATCCAGTTGTTACCGGCCTCGGTCGCGCCCACCTGCGCGGCCTTCATGAACGAGATGCGCTGTGCCGGATGCCCGGGCGAGAGCGCATCCATGATCTCGCGCAGATACGGCGTGCGCGCGGTGCGGTACCGGCCCGGCTCGGCCGAGGCGCGCGACGACAGCCAGCGATGCGCATCCGCCCAGCCCGACACGGTCAGATCCGGATCGGGACGCAGGCCGCGGCGCCAGGCGCGCAGGATGTCCTCGGCGCCGTCAAAGCCGAGATCGAGGTCGGCAGTCAGGTCGCTGTCAGTCAGGCCATGGTCATCACCCTTGTCATTCAAGCGAGACCCGGAGGTCTGCGAGGGCGGTGAGCTGCTCTCGGACATGCGCTTCCAGCACCCTCTGAAGGATCGCCGTCTCGATCGTCACGGCCTCCCCCGATGCGGCCTCCATCTCTGCGGCCAGTTGCGCGGCCATCAAGGCGGCCACGCGCGTGGGCCAGGTCACCCAGACATCGCGCTCCTGCCGCGCGAGGCGGAAGACCAGCGTCTCGGCGCGGGCGCGGTCGACCAGAACGCCCTTCTTGCGCTGGATCGACAGCTGGCGCTCCTGCGCCTGGTAGACCGTCAGCGCTGTGCGGGCCTTCAGATACGAGGCGCTGTCGCCGGGACCGGAAACCGCGCCAGCCGTGTCGCCATTCCCGACACCACCCGCGGACCTGTGCTGCTGATCCGGATCCGTCATCTCTGCCCGCCGCGCATCCGAGGCGGCCGCGTTGATCGAGCCGTCCGGATACAGCACCAGCCGCCCGGTCTTGCGCGCCTTCTGCACCGCCCCGCGCGAGAGCCCGGCATGGGCGGCATAGGCGCGCTCTGACAGACCTTCCATGGCGCTGCGGTGGTCCTCAAGGTGTTGGAACTAAACGTAGAAACCCGTCTATTCGAGTTGATTACACGTCCCTGTCGAGCGACTCTGATCCTACGAGGCGGGTGCATCGCGCACCGCCAGGCAAGAGATCGGAGACAGCCCCATGACCATCGCAGACCGCTACAACGCCGAGGCCGCCCGCTTGCTGCCCCACATGGCTGAGAGCCTGGCAGTGGACCCCGCGATCACTACCGCGAACGAGATCGACGAGATCGTGTTTCGCCGCAGCGAATTCCTCGGCGGCATGGCGTGCGCCATCCTCGCCATGATCGAACAGCAGGATTGAGGCGCAGAGAGATGAGCACCCGCGCGCAGATCGCCATCGAGATCGGTCCCGAGGAATGGGCCCATATCTATTGCCATTACGATGGCTATCCCGCGCACATGCTGCCTGCGCTGGCGGGGTGGACGCCCGAGGACATCCTCGCCGCCCGGGAAATCCGGCAGGTGCGTGAGGACGAGCTCGACTGCTTTGATCCGCCGCGCGAGCAGCGCGTCCTGCCGCGACCGACGCGGGAACTCTGTCACCTCTACGTCTTGCTCGGCGGCATCTGGATCGAGGTAAATCCGGATGCCAAAGGATCAGAAAGCCATGAAATTGCTCAGAATTGGCTACGATAAACGGCCGACCAGAGCGATGGTTGTTTCACCGAAACGATGCAACTCACCCAAAGGAGCCACGCCATGACCAGCTTCAACCCGATCACCACGCCGCGCCACCAGCTTCGCGCCGAGAAAGCGCGGAAGAACAAGGAAGCCGCGCTCGCCGCATTCATCGCGAAGAAGGCCGAGATCGACGACATGCTCGCGCGCCTGCAGGCCCTCAGCGACGATCATTTCGAGACCCGGCCCGACGAGATCAGCTGGGGCGATGTCGGCACCCTCGGGCACCATGCCAGCCTCCTCAAGCGCATCACCGACAGCGCCTTTGGCGAGGGCGAATACGCCGGGTGATCACCGGCCCGGCGCCCAGCGCACGGTCCCGCCCGCCACCATGGCGGGCTTGATCCGGTAGAAGGGACCGCATTCCGCGCCGCCCAACGATACCGGAGGCCAAGATGCTCAAACTCACCGACACCCAGACCATCATCCTCAGCCGCGCGGCCACCCGCCCCGGCAGCCTGGCCATGCCGCTGCCCGACGGGCTGCACGGGGCCGCCGCAAAGAAGTCTGTCGCCGCGATGATCTCGCGCGGCTGGCTCGAAGAAGTCGAGGCCGACCGGCGCCGCAAGGATCCGCTCTGGCGCGAGACCGGCGATGGCCATGGCACCACGCTGATTGCCACCGGGGTCGGGCTGGCAGCCATCGGGATCGAACCGGTCGCGGTGAGCGCCGCCAGCAACGCGCTAAAGGCTGAACCCGAGCCGGACACGACGTCCGATACCGCCGATACGCCGAAGCCCATTGCGATCCGCGCCGGTACCAAGCAGGCGCAGATCATCGCGCTGTTGCAGCGACCCGAGGGCGCTTCCATTGGCGAGATCGTCGCCGGGACGGGATGGCAGGTTCATAGCGTCCGAGGCATGATCTCGGGGGCGTTGAAGAAGAAGCTTGGCCTGCCCGTCACATCGGTGAAGGAACAGGGGCGTGGGTCGGTGTATCGGATCGGGTGACGACGCGAAGAGCCCAAGCTGCCAGATTCTGCGCTTACCCTAAACGCCTGCTTGGAGCGCAGTGGTAATCTGCGCAGTGGAACGATAGAAAACTAAGCTTTGAGGAGGGCCATTGAAGATCGAGTATAGATCCCAATGGCCCATTTCCGGTTCCCCGGCACCCTTTTCCCCCGAAAGCACGGGCTGGTCCAAGATGTTTTTGTTCCTGGCTAATGCCACTCCTCCCAGAACAACTCTATTTTTTGTCGATTCGTGCTGTGGGGCATTAACTTGGATCAGTTCGGTGCCGCCTTGTGCGGAGAATAGTTGGATGGCCGCTTGGGAATTGAACAAATACGCTGAAACCTTCCGACTGAAAGTCAGGTCCGTCCCCATAACCGGCATGTCCTACCGCGCTCCGATTGCCTCGAACAGCCTGCGCAATGCATATCCTCTGATCAACGAGATTCCGGTGAAGACCCAGCCCAGCGCGAGGGTCTCGCCGAGGCTCGCCTGCAGGCCGACCCACGGGAACGCCACGATCTGCGTCACGACCGCCAGCGTGTAGCCCACAGCGACGTTGGTAAAGGCTTCGATCAGTGACATGCGGCGGGACTGTGTCATGCTGCCAACCTCCTCGCCTTCAGCGCCGCGAATGTCTCGCCGGTCTCCGCCAGGACCGCGTCCTCGCCGGTGAAGGCCTGCCACCGCTCAACGGCGACATCGACATAGGCGGGGTTCAGTTCGACCCCGTAGCAGATGCGCCCGGTGGTCTCCGCCGCGATCAGCGTCGTGCCGGATCCCATGAACGGCTCATAGACCGCCTGGCCGGCATTGGAGTTGTTCAGGATCGGACGGCGCATGCATTCTACCGGCTTCTGCGTGCCATGCACCGTTTCGCTGTCCTGATCCTTGTTCGCGATCTGCCACAGCGTGGTCTGTTTGCGATCGCCTGCCCAGTGGCCCTTCCCCCTGGTCCGGACGGCATACCAGCAGGGCTCGTGCTGCCAGTGGTAATCGCCGCGGCTGAGCACCAGCCGGTCCTTCGCCCAGATGATCTGCGAGCGGATGGCAAAACCCGAGGCGGTCAGCGACTCCGCCACCTCGGCCGCATGCAGTGCACCGTGCCAGACATAGGCAACGTCACCGGGAAACAGCGCCCAAGCCTCGCGCCAGTCGGCACGGTCATCATTCAGCACCTTGCCGGTGCGTTTGGTCTTCGCCGCACCCGCCTGGTTGCGCCAGGCAGGGTCATAGGCCACGCCATAGGGTGGGTCGGTGACCATCAGCAGAGGCTTTATATCGCCGAGCAACCGCCCGACCACGTCGGCGGACGTGCTGTCTCCGCAGATCAGCCGGTGGTCTCCCAGCTGCCACAGATCCCCCGGCACCGACACCGGCGTGGCCGGCGCCTCGGGCACGTCATCCTCGCCCTCAACCGGGCCATCGCCACCCGTCGCCTCGGGGTCCTGCAGGAGAGCCTCGAGCTCGGCCTCGCCGATCCCCAGCAGCGACAGGTCGAAATCCTCAGCCAGCAACCCCGCGATCTCGTCGCGCAGCATGGCCTCGTCCCAGTCGCCCAGTTCCGTGAGCTTGTTGTCCGCGATCCGGTAGGCGCGGCGCTCGGCCTCGTCCAGATGGCTCAGCCGGATCACCGGCACCTCTGTGAGCCCCAGCATGGTGGCGGCCAG